CCATTGTATGGGTCTGATCCCGTTTTGTCAACCCCCCCGGGTCACTTTTCTACCCTTTTTCCCGGAAATAGGCCTTCCAGATTATTTTTTTTTGGTATATTTAGGGTTTTCCCCTGCATTGTTGCTTGACAATGGGTTGCACGGAACCTAAAATAACAATGAGGGGTTGCACCAAACCAGCACACATCCACGCACAAACCCCCGATTCTATGAAAAAGGGATGTTCGTCAGGCTGGTCAGCCTCTCCTTTCCATCACATCAGGACCGATACTATGTTTGAAGCAGTTGTTTTGGCCTGTATGTTGCCCTATATGGCCCCGTGTGCCGTTGTTGAGGACGTGCATGGTCCCTATATAACGGAAGAAAGATGTGAAGCCCGTATAGAGGAGATGGCCCGGGACATTCCCCAGATATATCCCGGCTATATTAAGTTTGATTCCATGTGTTATGTAGATAAGAACAAGCCTCAAGTGTAGATACCATGAATTTGTTGCCACAACAGCACAAGAAGCGCGAACTAACCGCCCAGCAACAGTCTTTCTTAGACCTGTTGTTTGAAAATGGCGGTCATGTCACACAAGCAGCCCTAGATGCGGGCTACTCACGCGGCTCTGTGACGTGGTTAAAGGATACCTTGTCCGATGAAATCATCGAACGGACGAAACACCTGCTATCAGCCAACGCTTTGAAGGCTGCGAACAGGGTAATCAGCACCATTGACAACCAAGTTCCGGAAAGAGGAGACGATCTTCGTTTCCGTGCAGCCGAATCGTTGCTCAATCGTGTTGGTTTGGCGAAACAGGAGACAATCAACCACAACGTTCAAGCTGTTCATGGCGTTGTGCTGCTGCCCCCGAAAAAGGAAGTCGTCATAGATGGATGAACAGCAGCCAGACCCGCCTAAGAAGCGTGGTAGGCCCAAGAAGAAGCCCGGTGAACCCAAATCAGTATATAACTACTCCCGGGCAGAACTGGCCAGACGAGAAACACAGAAGAAGGTTCGTGCTGCAAAGAAACGTGCAGCCAAGACCACACAGGTAGCACGGGATCAACGGAACTATGCTCAGAAGGTTCAAAAAGCCGCTGGAAAAGTTGAAAAGGCTTTACAGGGAAAAGGCACAGCCACTATTGACGTGGGAGACTTACAGAATCTACCTAAGTCTGTCTCTGACCTTGTGGGCGAGTCTGAGGTCGTTTTCCAGCCGAACCCGGGACCTCAAGAAGAGTTTCTTTCATCGTCTGAACGCGATGTCCTCTACGGTGGGGCAGCGGGTGGAGGAAAATCCTTCGCTTTGCTGGCTGATCCTTTGCGTTATTGTCACAACCCTAATCATCGTGGTTTGCTTCTTCGCCGCACATTAGATGAACTAACCGAACTGATTGACAAGTCCCGGCAACTCTACACAAAGGCGTTTCCCGGGGCTAAGTTCCGCGAATCAAAGTCCACGTGGCATTTCCCGTCCGGTGCAACCATCTGGTTTACCTATCTCGACAAGGACAAGGATGTTACCCGTTTTCAGGGTCAGGCTTTTAACTGGATAGGAATAGACGAAATTACCCAGTATCCCACGCCCTACGTGTGGGACTATCTGCGTTCCCGACTACGGGCAACAGATCCCGAACTCCAGCAACACCTCTACATGAGAGCAACAGCCAACCCCGGTGGTGTTGGTGGCTGGTGGGTCAAGAAAACCTACATCGATGGTCCGGAACCCAACAAGCCGTTCCCGGCGTTTGATGTAGAAACAGGCAAGCCGTTTGTGTGGCCACCGGGCCACGAAAAAGAAGGTCAGCCGCTGTTCTACCGGAAGTTTGTTCCGGCACGGTTGACAGACAACCCATTCTTGATGGCCGATGGTCAATACGAGGCTATGCTGCGTTCCCTACCTGAAGTAGAACGCCGCAGATTGCTCGAAGGGGACTGGGATGTTGCAGAGGGTGCAGCTTTCCCAGAATTTTCACGGAGACGACACGTTGTCGAACCTTTCGAGTTACCTACAAATTGGCCCCGCATACGGGCGGCAGACTACGGCTACGCGAGTCCGTCATGCGTTCTTTGGGGGGCTATTGATTGGGATAACAACATCTGGGTTTATCGTGAGTTGTATGCTAAACACTTGACAGCAGAAGAACTGGCCGATAAAATACTAGAAGCAGAACAACTCGATCCACTTCCCCACTATACCGTGCTGGATTCGTCCTGTTGGAACAAGACAGGGTTCGGCCCATCCATAGCAGAAACCATGATGCGGGCAGGTGTTCGTTGGACACCATCAGACCGCAACAGGCTGCAAGGGAAGATGGAACTACATAGACGATTATCCAACGATCCCTACACAGAGGAACCCCGGCTACGAATTTTCGCAACCTGCCAGAACACTGTTAAGCAGATGGCAGGTATTCCGTTATCTAAAACTAACAGTGAAGATGTGGATACAAAGGCAGAGGACCACGCCTACGATGCCCTTCGCTACATGGTGATGACGCGGATGTCAGGTTACGCATCAATCCACCAACAGCTAGGTGCAATTAAGAATCAGGTCCACAAAGTTCAAGATGAAGTCTTCGGGTATTAAGTATGGCAGAGATAGCAGATAAAATCAAGGACCAGACCCTTACGATTGGCGAAGCTATTAATATGGGTCCCCGGGGTAATCAGTCCTCTCTACGCAAAGCTGTAGAAGCTGCAGGTAAATCTCTGGATGATTCTTGGTTTACCGTAGGGGATGCAGACTTTCTTACAAAGTTGAATGAGGTTGGTTCAGAAGCAAACTTTACCAACCTTGCAACAGTTCAGACTGCAGTAGAAAAACAATCTGCTATAGCTGACTTACCTGCCCCACCTAATGTGTTTAAGGCAGAAGGGAAAGCCCGTTCTCTGGGACTAGAAAAGGCAACCCAAGCCCGCCGGACAAAGGCTTTCAAAGCTGTTCCAGAAGCGAAGAAATCGCTTACTGCCCTCACAGAGGGTATTGCAGCGATTGAGGACTCTTCGACACGTGCAGCAGTTGCGTTCAACTCTCTCGTTCCACTGCGTCCCGGTGAAGTTGCAGGTATCAAACTTTCAGATATTGACTTTGAATCAGGGTCATTTACAAGTGAGTATCGGCGTGGAAATAAAATCCGTAACGAGTTAGACCTTCCTGAAGTTGCTTTAGAGATTTTGCGTGATGAAGCAGAACGGGCAAAAGAAACAGGACGTGAATTTATTTTTGATACCAGCGTTACAAAAATGACATCCGCAATTAAGAAGCCGGGTGGAATTGCAGAAAAATTCAAACCGTTTGAGAAAGCGATGGGACGACCAATACAGGGTGCGTCCGACTTGCGTAAGATTATCCCGTCCATCATCGTTAATGAGTTAGGCTACGCAAAAGAAGCTAGTGCAATTATGGGCCATGCGTCAATCGATGAAACGATAGATGGCTTGAAAGATATTACCCGCAAGCATTACGCCTCTCAAGTTATCACATCAGAAGGAACCACAGCCAAGCAAGCCCTTCGTGCGTTACAGAACATGTATGGCGAAGTGTTAGGTTTGTCTACTCTGAACGAGTTGCCCGCTGCTATGAATATAACTGCAGCAGGTTTAACTACAAAAGCTGCTCCAAAACTTGCTGTCATTCCTCGTGGTAAAGAAATTGTTGGCACACAGGTTCAGGGAACTTTGACTGATGCTGACCTAGATTTGATTGAGGATGTTCGTGCCGCCCGTAGTCAAGAGTTGAAACTGGCAGCTACAGAAGCTGAGAAGAAACGCCTCGAACTTGAAAGCCAGATGGGTGAACTCGATGAAACGGCTATCCGTGCGAAAGAACAACGCCGGATACGTGAGCAGGAAATCCGCGCTGAAGAACGGGCAAAAGTAAAGGCACAGACTACAACGGATTTGACAAACATCAAATCCCCCGATGATTTCTCTGATGCCTTGAAAGAAAAGCTACGGAAGCTGAACTTCAAGCCCCTGATGAAGGCTGTTCCCGTTGTAGGGGCAGTTCCCGCCTATATGGAATCACGCGAAGCAGGAGCAGGTCCATTAGAGGCTGCAGGACGTGCAGTTCTCGAAGAGGCTACCTTAGGTATCCCGGAAGCACTTCCGGTAGCTGAACAGGCTGTAAAGGCTGCTGCAGAGCCTGTAGCCGAAGAGATCAAACGACAGGTTCCTGAAGAAGGATTTGTGTCCGGATTAACCCGGGCAATGACCGGACAAGGCATGTCCGGATTTATCAATAGATAAGGAGACAAACCAATGCCGATGAATAATTACAACTACGGTGCATCTTACATCATGGGTTCCGACAAGACCTCTGTTGATGCGAACATGGGTGAATCAACTCTGTATCGTGAAGGTCTGGAGTTCGATACTCGCGCAAAGACTGACAAACTGACTGAAGATATGCCAAAGAAAATGACCAAGACAGCGGTTGACCCGTCTGTCATGAAGATGGCTGAAGAACGCGATTACTAAGGAAATCCAATGGCTGACAATTTCTTGGAACCGGAAGAAGATCAGGCGATCCCGGTAAACAGCCCATCGGAGCAGATGCCCGGTTTGGCTGGGCTTATTCGTTCTAAATTCGAGGATGCTGAGAACGGTCGGTATGCTCACGAACAACGTTGGCTGCAAGCCTACAAGAATTTTCGTGGCATCTACGATTCGACCACCCAGTATCGGGATTCTGAACGCTCTAAGGTGTTTATCAAGATTACCAAAACAAAGGTCCTTGCGGCTTACGGGCAAATTGTCGATATTCTGTTTGCCAACAAAAAGTTTCCGATTGTAGTAGAGTCCACCCCCATGCCGGAAGGCATCGAGGAGTTTGCTCACATGCGGACACCTCTCGATGAGGCCCAGCCACAGCAGCTGGACCCATACGGGTTTCCGGGTGATGGTCGGGACTTAGCCCCGGGCGGTCGTGAGGCCCATTATCTTGGTTCCTATGGCCAAGAGTTTGGGGACATGCTGGTTCCCGGTAAAGCTAAAATGGGTGAACCCCAGCTAGAACCAGCGGCAGAGATGGCACGTCAGATGGAGAAGTGTATCCACGACCAGCTTCTCGATACCAACGCTGTCAACGTTCTTCGCAAAGCAATCTTTGAATCTGCCCTGCTAGGCACGGGTATTGTCAAGGGTCCGTTCAACTTTTACAAGCGTGTTCACAAGTGGGGCCGCAACGATGAAGGTGAACGCGAATACATGCCGTTTGAGAAGATTGTGCCGCGTATCGAGACTGTATCAGTGTGGGATTTCCATCCAGATCCGTCTGCTACAACCATCGAAGACTGTGAATATGTTATCCAACGTCATCGGATGAACCGTCAGCAGTTGCGTTCCCTGATTATGCGTCCGCACTTTGATGCGGCTGCAGTTCAGGAAGCCATTGCCAACGGACCTAACTACGTTGACAAATACTACGAAGATACTATCCGTGAAGATGAGACTGAACCCTACTACCAAGAGAACCGTTTCGAGGTCTTGGAATACTGGGGTGTCATCGATTCCAAGTTTGCCTATGAAGCTGGCTTGGACGGTGCAGATGATATGTCAGAGTTTGACCAGATGCAGGTCAACGTCTGGATCTGTGGTAATGTTGTTCTTCGTTGCGTAGTAAATCCATTTACTCCGGCACGTATTCCGTTCCAAGCGTTTCCGTTTGAAATCAACCCCTATCAGATTTGGGGTGTTGGCGTTGCGGAAAACATGGAAGACGCACAGATGTTGATGAACGGCCACGTTCGGATGGCAATCGATAACCTTGCGTTGGCGGGTAACTTGGTCTTTGACGTAGATGAGGCCAGCTTGGTTCCCGGACAGAACATGGATATCTTCCCAGGTAAGATCTTCCGGCGACAGTCGGGAGTTACCGGAACAGCAATCAATGGCCTGAAGTTTCCCAATACGGCCCCTGAAAACATCCAGATGTATCAGATTAGCCGCCAGCTTGCGGATGAGGAAACAGGTATTCCGTCAATCATGCACGGACAAACAGGCGTTACAGGCACAGGTCGGACAGCAGCAGGTCTATCCATGTTGATGGGTTCTGCAGGTCTGTCGATGAAGACCGTCATCAAGAACATAGATGATTACCTCTTGAAGCCGTTGGGCGAATCATATTTTCAGTGGAATATGCAGTTCAACGAGAAGGTAGAGGAAATTGAGGGAGATTTGGAAATCAAGCCTCGTGGCGTTGCCGCAGTTATGCAGAAGGAAGTTCGCAGTCAGCGTCTTACCTCGCTGCTTCAAACGGTAGCCAACCCGATGCTTGCCCCGTTCATCAAGATACCTAACCTGATGCGGGAGTTGGCTATCACACAGGACATCGATCCGGATAGCCTTGTCAATGACACCAACGAAGCACAGATGTATGCTCAAATGTTACAAGGGATGATGGTAAATGCTCAACAAGCAGCAAGCGCAGAAGCTGGCCCCGCTGGTCAACAGCAAGGAATGGCCCCTGATGGAGGAGTACCTTCAGGATTACAGGGAAGCGATGATACGGGCCGTGGTAACGGCACAATCGGAGTCGGAACTGCGCCAAGCGCAGGGGAAGCTGGCTTTACTGGAAACACTGGCGAAACTGAAATCTAGTTACGAGGCGGTAATAAAAAATGGCTGATACGACCCCTTCATTCTTTACGCAATCTACAACGCTTTCTCCAGAAGCCTATGCGAATAGCTACGTTGATTTCTACAACCAAACTCTTGGAACAGGCATTAAGGTAGAAACGATTGCGGAAAAGGAAGAAGAGGATCAACAAGTCCAACCTGCAGTATTGTCTCCTGTATCTGCAGGGGCAGATGATTCGATGGCCCCGCCGCCCGTTACTGCCACTGTTCTAGGTAAGGGTAGGGTGGCTATGTCTGATCCTACCAAGTCCGTAGTTTATGACAATATAAGTTCAATAAATTACAACAGCTATGATGATTTCACTGCAGCCCAGCAACGTGATATGGTTGACTTTGGTTTGTCGGGTGATTTTAAATTTGAAAGACCCGATAAAACCAAATTTGCTGCTGAAATAGCTGTAGAACAAATACTGCCTATGGGATCTTTGATAGGTGGTGTGCTATCGGGGGAAGCCCGCCCTGCTCCTTTTGGCAATGACTCATATCGTCCCAGTGGTCTCTTAGGTGCGGCATGGGATGCTGCCATGTATTTCCACTCCAAAGATGTGGCTGCTATCCGTGCTGCTGCTGATCCTGCTACGGGTAAACTTACTGGCGGGTTTATGATGGAATTAAATGGTATGAAAATTACTCGCGCACCGGGTAGGCTGAATTACTACGGGAACCTGCAAAATTTGGAACAAACTCAAGTTCGCGCTTTGGAAGAAACCATGAAGGGTTACATCCCGGGTTCTATGCAGGAAACTTACGATGAAGATACAAAAACATGGAAGACAACAGGGACAGCAGGTTTGTTACCGCCAGAAATTGCACAGAAGCTGGGTGGTAACTATACCGCGTATGGGACGTTCGTAGACGCATACGGGCAGGGTTCCGCGTATGGTTCCCAAGAAGCAGCCCAAGAACTTGCTAAATTTTACAATGTTGATTACAACACGGCTACCCGCATGCTGTCTGATTTGCGTAAAGAAGCCCCGATGTTTGCGAAAGGGGCAAAGGCCCCCAGCGATGTCGTCAACGCTGCCATCCAACGGTTCAAAGACGCTGGCACACAGCCCGAAGAGGAAACACCAGCAGCAGCAGTAAGGGCTACCCCACAAGTTGCCCCGGAAGATGAAGGATTACCTCCGGGTGATGAAGGTCCTACAGTAGCGGATGTTGCAAGTCTTTATCAACAGGATGACGATGACAGTTCTGGCGGATATCAACCTTCCTACGATCCTACTAGCTTTGATACAGCAGAATTTATGCGAGAAGGTGGCCGCGTAGGTATGCAACAGGGTGGCGTAGCCCAGATGCCTTCTGGTTTTGTTGACCGTCCACCCGAACAAGTTTCTGACGGACAAACTGTTGCGGATAACGTCCCGGCAGAGTTGCCAGAGGGAACTTTTGTTATCAATGCCGCTGCCGTTGAGTTTGCAGGTAGTGCCGATGTCAAGAAAATGATTGAAGATGCACAAAAAGAAGCAGCAAAAGCAGGGGCAGGGGTTGACAAATCTGTAGGGGATGGTAAACTTATAGATGTAGCAGTATCGCGTG